GACTGCGTGTGCGTTTGTGATGTTTTCTGTGAGGGTGGCGATGCGCGCCTCAACGAGTTTCAGCAACTCGAATTCAAATAGATTATTAAAATTCATCGATAGGTCCTATAAAATAAAATATTGGGCGACGCTCTTCCAACCAACGCCGCCCAAACTCAATTACCTCTTGCGCTTTTGGATCTCCGTCTTCTCCAAACGACCCAAACCGCTACCAGCGCCTGCATCCATGTCCTTATACGAACGATATGTGCGGCCACCAGCTTTGCGCGGCATTGGCTGTGGACCTGCGCCCGGACCACCTGCCTGCGGCATTGGCACAGGTATTGGCATAGGCATAGGCGCGCCAGCCTGAGGCTGTGGCGGAGGTGGCATCTGCACAGGAACGCCCTGAGGTGATGGTGCCTGCTGCGCATTGGGGTCCATTTGTGGCTGCCCCTTGCCAGTTGCGATCACGATGTTGATGTTGGTGCCGCTCTTTTTCTTCTTAGCGCGACCACCGCTGTTCATTTCAAGGCCAGCAAGGCTGCCACCATCGCGCTTTGCAATGCGACCGCCGACCTTTTCCTGCGTCTGCATTTCGCCATCCAGCGATGTAAGGCGACCACCGCGCTTTTTGCCTGCAACTTCTGGACTGGATGCTGGAGCGCCATCTTTCTTCTTGTCCAAAGCTTTGTATGCCAAGGCACCAAGACCGCCCATAAGCAAGGATGGGTTCTTTATTACTTCATTGGCGGCAATCCCAAGCGCGCCATATTTACCCACATCTTTCAGGACGCCGCCAAGGCTCTTGCCGGTGCGACCGCCCTTATTCAGGCCCTTTGCCGAATGCTGGGTGTCGTGCTTCTTGTCCATCTTGGACTTTTCCCAAGCCGACATCGACATGCCGTACTTTTTAGCAAGCTTCTTGTCCTGCGCTTCGTCCTTGGCAGAACCCTCCCAAGCCTTACCGCCATGCTTGCGCATGTTGCGTGAGCCAGCAAGCGTATCTGCAACAGACATTGGCTTACCGCGCATGACAGGCTTTGAGGTGGTCTTTGGAGCGGGCCTTGGCGCTGGTGGCGTATCTTTTCCATAACCCAAGTTGAGTTCTTTGTTTGAAATAGGGCGACCGGAATCGTCTGTTGGGCGCGATGACGTGTAAATGTCTGGGATACCCCCACCGCCCTTTTTCATGGCCCGACCGCCTGTTTTCAAAGCACCAACGTGCTTTTTGCCTTCACGGGCTTCGTTTGCATCTTTGTAATTGCGGTTCACCAGTGCATCAACCGTGAGGTGCTTGCTACCTGCGCGTGGCTTCTTGCCTGCATGCTTCTTGGCGTCAGCGCCGGAAACGGCGACAACCTTGCCGCCCTTCTTGTAAGCGCGACGTGAAACTGGGCGCATGCCCGTCTTGGCTTCAGAATCAAGAACTTGCTCAGGACCGTAGTCAGAAGCGTCAACCTTGCCCGACTTCGCTGAGGTTAAACGATGAATTTTTGCGCGCATTGCGCGACGAGCGTTGCGGGACATCTCTGACATTACAGTCTCCTGTCTTACCGAATTACCGGCGAATGAAAGCTTCCACAAAATTGTGGCTGCAAGAGCATTACCTTTTTTTCAAACCTTTGGCAATCATCAAGGCACCGCGAACGGCTCCGCCTTTTTTGAGGCCATACTTTTGCCTATTTTCCTCATCCATCATGACGCTATCAAGCATGCGCTGGTTGATCGGCTGCACCTGCTTTTGCTCTTCAAACAGCTTCCTTGCGGTGCTGCGGCCCATGGCGTCTTCGGAATATGGGTGGACAACCTGACCCTTTTGGGTGGGGTTTGCGATCATCTTTTCGATCACATCAGGCATCACATAGTGCCGCTGGGCAAGCGGAACGTCTCCAATATACTCGCCAAATGATGGCTTTTCGTATGTGGAATGTTCAAACAACTCTGGCTGATCGCTGGGCTTAGAGGACAGCTTAACAACGCGATGGCCCAAAAGGTTCCCCGAAATGCCTTTAAGCGCTGGGTCAGTGATGGCAGCGCGGGTGACGCCAACTTCGGGGAAGCCCTTATCGCGCCACCTTGATTTGTCCATGAAGTCAACAATCAGACTGCGGTGACCGCCGTTTAGCTTGCCTGCCGTTGGTCTGGCGTATTCACTTGCTGCTTTGGCGTTGGAGATTCCGGGCCACTGATCCAGTGCCTCCATCGCCCTTGCAAGCTTTGCAGGGTTTTTGCGCACATCAGCAGGAAGATGTTCGCCATTCAAAAGCGCTTGGTCGAATTCCTCAAGGTCCGCTTTTTTGATTTTTGCTGTTGGAATTTGAGCCATCAAGGCATCAAACATGTTGTGCGATGAATTTACAGCAGTCGGCCCCATTGGCGAAAGGATGCCATAAACATCACGCCCAGCGGCCTCTTCCGCCTTAATCTTGTTCATGAAGCCTGTGGCGTGGCTTTTGTTGTTGCGCCAAACCTGACCCGGATTGGGCTCACGCATGTACTTAGCGCCAGCATGCAAATCCACCGGCCAAGCCAGTTCTTGGTCGTTGATGTGGGTTAAGCGCCCAAAGTTTGACAGATCGCCGCCCATGTTGATGAGGGAGCCACCCTTGGCAATGTCGTGGAACTTTTCCCATGACAGCGGATTTTCCTTCTTTAAGGAAATTCCCGGTATATCGCCAATGGTTGACCGGACATCGCTGACAGGCATGGATTGCTTGATGTTGTAAAAGCTACCGGTGCCCGTTTCCGCACCAGTTTTGCCGCGATATGATTGCGCAATCTGCAAGGCCCTTTGAACAGACGCCGGGTTGCTGCTCAGCGGGCTTTGGATGCGCTTCAAATACTCACGAACGCGCTCCGGATCGACATCTCCACCGTCGGCATAGGCTTCAACCTCACCGCCATCTGCATATGCCGCAAAGCCCTTTTTCAGGATGCTTTCGCGCATTTTGGGCGTGATTTCCAGCGCTGGAAGATCGGTTTCAACGTCGGGCATATAGTCGTGGCTATTTTCGCCCTCTTCGGATTCATAAAATTCCTTGGGGTGCTTAACGGTTGAAACGGAGAATTTTGCTTCAGGATCATGCTGCTTGGCAAGCTTCATTAAGCGCTTAGGCAGCATCTCGTTGTAGAACTTCTTCATGCCTTCGCCGCCAACCGTGAGGTTAACGCCGCTTAACGTGCGCCAATCGCGATATGGGGAATAAGGCCCCCTGTTCATGTCAGAATGAGCGTTTCGCAACTCATTGTACAGCGGCTGATGCTCTTCGTGGAGACCCATTCTGCTGGAATAGGTGTGGATGCCGCCGCCGTTAATTTTTTCCCTCAGGATTTCTTTGAGGTTATTTTTTTGATCTTCATCAAAATTAAAATTCGGGTCTTCTTCGCGCCGCTCATCAAGGGTCTGCTGCACACCGGTCTCAACCAGCTTGTCTTTAAATTCCTCATACGCTTTGTTCGCGCTGTCAATTCTGGCCTGCGCCTCTTTAATCCCAGATCCTTCGCCGGAAAAAATCTTCCCGGCAATATCTTTGCCTAAAGCATCAACAACGTCTTTTTCGGCAAGGCTGTCTTGGTCATAAACCTTTGCGTTATTATGGTTGTACGCCATGACGTTGTATGTGCCGTCATCATTCTTTTCGTGATGGATGTCTTTGATGTGCTTGCTGAGGTTATAGCGATCAGCAACAACGTCACCCGGCGACCATGCAAGTTTGTCGTGCCCGCCCTTGGCAGCTTCCATTAAGGCGCGCTTCAGGCCCAGATCAACCCAGTCATCAGTTTTTGTGACGTAAGGCGCTGGCGATATGGCATTTTGGGCCTTTTCTGCTTGCAAACGCATTTCCGAAAAGCGGTGGGCTTCATCTTCACCGCCAGCATAATAAGCCAGATTTTCAGGGGACGGTTCTGACTGGATTAGATCAGTAGCTACACCGATGTCCTGCTCATCTTGCCCCATATCTCTTGCGCGTTGCAAAACTGCCTCAAGCGCTCGTTGCCTAAGGTCCTTGCTGTAATCTTCAAATTCAGAAATAATTCTCTGTCTTTCTTCAGGGTCTTGGTCAAACCCCCGATCACGCCCCTGCTGAGCCCAATCGCTTTGCAATTCATCAAGGTGCAAAAGGCGCTTGCCCTCATTGTCCGTGCGGTCTTTCATGAGAACGTGCGCAAGAATATTTTTCTCACCGCCAAGGTGGCCATTAACACCCTCAAACTTAACGTCATCACCGCCATGCTTAAGTGCAACTTCACGGTAGTTTTCACCGCCCGGAAGCATATGCTCTTCATGGTATGGGTCACCGTGGCTTACGATGTTTTTTGTGCGCTCCCTGATGTCGGCACGTTTTTGCTTCAATTCTGCTTGCAGGGCATCACTCTCTTCATCACCCCATTTGTAAGTGTCTACTCCGGGGTTTGCCTCGCGAAACGCCATCTTGCGCTTAAACAAATCGTTGAATTTTTTGCTATACTCATTTTCAAGCGCTGCCATGCTTTCATAATTCGTATTTTCGGTGTGGAACATCTTCTCTTCAATCGGTGTCCGATTTCCATGAAAATGCTCCGCAACCTGTTCGCGGGTAATCTGCGGCTGTCCCGCAAAAGCTTGGTCATACCCAGATGCCTCAAATTCGCTTTTCTTTACGCCGGGTAAATTGAGCAACATCCTGCGGAACTCTTGGGGCGGTGCCTTTGCTTGCGGAAGGCTGGCAGCCGTTGCAGCGGCATGGCTGTACAGGCCCATATCATCTGGCGCTGCATAGCCGGTGGGCTGCTCAACCTCACCGCCAGCGGCGTATTGGTGGTCAGGCAAATCAAAAGAAAAAGGATCGTACCGCTGGAACTGCTCAAATGGATTGTCAGAACGTCGGGCAGGGAGCCTTCCACCCATGGAGAACTGAAGGGGTGGCCTCATCTCTTCGTAATCAGGCTCACCAATCTGGGGTAAAGGCACACGCGCAAAGTTTGGATCGACCATGGCCGCAATATTTCGTGCGGTCATGATTGCTTTGCGGATAGCCTTTGGGTCTTTCATTCGCTTTCGCCTTCGTTGAATTTACGCTCTGACGGGCCTGCCAATGGCTCGACAGCCTCAGCCTGCTCCGGATGCATCACAAGGTCACGGGCAAGCTGCAACATGGCAACGCGCTCACGGCTCTGGCGATCCAGATCGCGGTTCTGGTCTTCAACCATGCGCTCTTGATGGCGGACGCCAACTTCGCTTTGCTTGGTTTGAGCATTGATCAAATCCGCTTGCGCGGCAGTCATAGCTGCCTGACCCATTTCTGGTGCATCCTGCTTTGGCGCAAAGGCACCGGACTGGATTTTGGCTTGCGTTTCTGCCTGACGTGCCTGCGCTTCGATCATGCGCGCATTTGCAGTCATTTCGTCAGTCTTCATCTTAGCCTGAGCCTGCAACAATTCAGGTGGTGGCGATGCCTGAGCATTTGGCGGTGCCATGAATTGCGATGGGTTCGACCAGCCAATAGCCTGCAACGCAGCAACGTCGATGGCGATTGGATCGTACATCGATGGGTTTGCCTGCTGAAGCTGCTTCAGGGCAGTGATCTTCATGATGCGCTGGCCCTGCGACGCCGTGTTGGGGTCGGCCTGAGGCGTCAGGTCAAAGTCATTCAGCGCCTGAATGAAGGTTGCCTGATCCCATGGCATGGTTGGCTTTGAGTTGCGCTGCCAGAAGCTTTCTGGGTGTTCGCGGAAGCGGTCGCACAGCAAGCGGAATTCTTCAGCCTGAGCGGAATGAAGGCGCTTGTGGACGGCGTTCATGACCTTGGTAGCCTGCTCAATCATCGCAAGCGTGGTGCCCACAGGAGCGTCAGCGCGGCCTTCACCGACCTGCTGCTCAGATGTGCCACCAATGCGCATGCCGGTCTGTGCCATGTCGTTCACAAGCGACATGAGCGCCTGCGAAGGCGGCTGGTAC